GATTGACTTCTTAATTTTTTCTTCAGACATTACTGAATTATACATTCTAAAATCAAATATTTTACCACTAAATAATTCATCTTTCATTTCATATTGACTTGTTGCGTTCGCCCAATTTGATTTACCAATATAATTATTTGTTGTGCTTTGTGCTTGTGGCAAATATCCTGATGGCTCAACAAATACTTGTGTCCCATTAATATAGACAGCAACATCCGGTCTGAAAGAATCATTTGTTTTTGCGGTTATAACAATATGACACCATTTCTTTAATGGAATGACGCCATTTACAAGAATACGTTGCTTTCGCTGCTTCGAATCCCATACTTCATAAAGGAGAGAAGCTCTTGTAGGTGCTGGTGGAGTAAATTTTGTTAATTCTTGTATTTTATTTGGGATCACATCAAATAACTTACATTCATATTCATTTACGTTTGCTTTCAATAACATTAGATTCTGAGGTGTTGTTTCCGCACAAGGATGAGGGCCTGATGGATATTCTGGTAATGTATTTTGTTGATTACCACATAGCATCGGTCTTAACTCGTTATTATCACTTGTAGCATCACCTTTGCCTACAATACTTAACACTGTATTATTATTACCCGGGCCATCACCGAAATCAAATATATGGGCGTTATTGCTGAACGCATCGAAGTATACCCATACACTGAAAGCGCGAACACTTCTCATATTGATTTTACGACCGAGTGTTAAATCGGGAGCATCACTTAATCTTAAATATTGATCTATGCCATTGAAACTTACACCTTGTGTTACAGAAGGATTTGGGTCTTCGGGAATACTTATACCACCCGCTTTTTGAATTGTAAGATTATTCACATAATCAGACATATCATCTCTAAATCGTAACCAACCTACACATCCATCATAGAATTGTAAAAGTCCCTTTATCTTTTCTGGAGGGTCAGAATCTACTTCATCATAATCATTGAATCCAATATCCTTTGCTCGTAGACATAATGGCTGAAATGTACCATCATCCGCTTTTAGAATACGGCAATAAGCATATTTATTTTCATTATATATATCTCTCATGTAATCATCACGAGATAGTCTAAGCCCATCTTTTACAGATTTTGATTTGTAGGATACCGATGATAACCCACTTGTTCCAGCAAGTGCGCACGCAAAAAATGCATTCATTAAATTACCAAATTTCTTTTTATCTGAGTCAACCTTTTTCAGTGTATTCTTATCTAAACTGCTTGATACATCATCTGGAACAACTAATCTACAGAAATCATGTTTGAATCCAAAATTCTGTACATCAACATATCCCCGATAATATCTAGCATCTTGACTGTAGCCTTTTTCATCTTCATTTACACCAATATCTCCGCGTCTCATAGCAAATGGCGCAAAAAAGTTATTTTTATCTCCAGATACATCAAATGCTGAAACTAAAGCAAACCCTTCATTTATAAGTGTAGGATGTACGACTTCAATTGTTATAATTGTTATTAATAAAAATAACGCTATCCAGATTGCCCCGGGTAGTTCCATCTAATGATTTTGTATGCTTTTCTTATAAGAATTTGCTTCGCAGATGTAGTAGAATGGAAGGTGGAAAACTTATCGGACAAGGTTCTTATGGGTGTGTATTTAATCCACCGTTATTATGTAAAAAAAAACAATTTGATATAGGCCATATTGGAAAATTGACAACAAAGGGTGATGTAGAGCGAGAAGAAAAGGCATATAAAATGCTTAGTGGTATTAAAAATTTCGAATATTATTTTTTATTACCAACTGCTTCTTGTAGTCCAAAAATATTCGATAATCAAGAAGAAAAAGATATTGATAAGTGTAAATTTTTACAACGTGTAGAGCCGGATACATTAAAAGAATTGTCAATGCCATTTGGAGGAAAAGATTTATTTAAATACAATTTAAAATCAAAAGATACTATTTCTTTTTTTACGCTTATGAGACATCTTCTTGAAGCCGGCTCGTTAATGGTATTACATGGATTTATTCATTATGATATTCATGGTGGTAATATCTTAATTGATAAGAAAAATGTTGCTCGTATTATTGATTTCGGTCAAGCGTTTAGCAAAAACGATATATCGTTAGAAAGTATTAGCGAACGCTGGAAAGTGTTAACACCAGAGTACTCTGCTGAACCACCAGAAGTTACATTTTTAACTGCGATTGATGATAATAATAAGTATACATTTGAAGAAGCTTTAATAGAATTAATGCCACAAAAGAAAGTGTTACATAAGATTGAAAAGTTACTAGGTGTTTCACTAAGAACACAGTTAAAAGATCTTGCTACATTTTTTAGAACTTCCCAAGCGGTCAGGGATAGAGATATTGTCAAACTTTGGAAACTCTATTATCCTGGCTTTGACAGTTGGGCGATTGGAGTTCTCTTACTCGAAACATTAAACACTTTAATATTTTCCTATGAATTTATTGAAAGTTCTGAATGGAAACTTAAGAAAAGTATTGTAACTGATATATTGAAAAAAATGTTAAGTACAAATCCTAAAGAACGTATTGATTGCGTCGAAGCATTAAGCATGCTTGACCCAGTCAATGAAATATATATGGAATACGGTGTGGATTGGGTAGAAGCTCGTCAACGACAGCGTAGAGTTAAACGTTCTTCCTAGTTCCTCCAACTTTTGCTCGTACTGGTGTTATTCTAGGAACACATATATAAGAGCAGAATAAATCATAATTTAAATATCCATTCGCATTTTTCTTATAATTATAATCTGCGAGTGCTGGGTCATATATACGTTTTCCAGAAGCATCACGATTTGTTACATTTCTTGCTCCAGGCTTGTGACTCCACATTCCATTTGAATCCTGACGCAAATAATGATAGTCTTCATCTTCATCGATTATAAGCGCAATCTTTGAAGTACCCGCCGCACATTTATCTGTGAAATGCGTCATTTTAATATTTGGGTTATCACCAAAGTTACGCATCATCAAATTCGGACATGTCTTTGGATTAGAAGATTTAAATTTCTCATGCCCCGATGCGCTTCCGGGTTGATGAAACGGAATATCACAATTTTTATCTTTACATTTTGCAATTTGTTTTGGATCATTGATATTAAATGAATATGCAAAACAATTATGTGTTTCTTTTATCTTAAAACTATTATTCCAAAATGCTGGGTCATAATCTGGTTCGTAACCACTTAATGGACTAACTCTAGGACAAGTATTTTTATGTTCTCTACAAAAATACGCATTATTTACAACTTTATTCTTACATGAAGACGTACATTGACATTGATATTTATTACCTGTCTTTTGAACTTCAAAGGGGTTTTTATGTATATTCTTTCTTGTATGTTTTGGATATTTAGAGTTTCTTAATTTTCGAGTATGGCTAACCATATTACCTAATATATAATATTAAAAATTGAAAACTTAAAAATACTATATTTAGTATCAAAAATGTATTGTGTATGGTCAACTGTATATCTTGGATATGATGTTGAAGATTATAATTGTTATGTAAATGAAAATGCGTGGAAGAGAATTACAAATGAGATTCCAACAAACCGTATGTTTGCACGTTTAATTAAAAATGATAAATTTTGGGTTTGTGCTCTTGGTCCACCTATTCGTACTCAGCTTGATACTCTAGATTCTATATTTGTTCCTCAATGGATGCTAGATCAGATTAACTCTAATGGGGATGGCGAAGAGTTAGAAGTTGAGTGGCTTCCATCAGAAGTCTTTGATGAATCTACAAAAATTGTACTTCAGCCACATGACAATGAATTTCATTGTGTAGAAATTGAAGATATTCTTTCATATGAATTAACTAAGTTGGCAGTTCTTCAGAAAGATACAACTATCAAAGTAAAGATTCAAGAAGTTGATGTACAGTTTATTGTGAAAAGTATTGAGCCTGCTAGCGTAGTTATGTGTCAAGGTGATGAAGTTACTCTTGAGTTTGAAGAATCTATTGATACACTGACTAGAGTACCAACGCCATATCCATTTGATGAGATTCCTACACCTCTAATTCCTTCAGTTCCTTCTGCTCCTATATTAGAAGAAGTAGTAGAACAACAGATGCCCCGTTTTAATCCTTGGCGTAATAAGGATTTTAAGCCAAATGTATCCTAAATAACCTAATAAAGATTTTAAACCTATCTATCTTAGATGGAAGAGAATGCTAAAATGTTATGTGATTTGTTCAAATCTGATAAACCATTTTTAATTGGACGTAATGGTACAATTGAACTTGAAGTTATAATTCGTTATTTTTTTCAAAAAGAAATATATGATACATATAAGCAAAAGTTAGAATTACATGCTGGTATATTTCCTCGAACTGAAGTCGATAGTTATTGTTTTGAATATTTAAAAGCATTAACAAATACAAATGTAATTGCTGAAGGATGGTATGAACCTTTAAAAATGACTGAACAAACTATTCTCGATAATATAAATAAAAATAGAAAGAAAATATTATTGCGTAATTTAGAACCATATTATGTAAAGCCTAGCTTACGATGGACTCAACACTTGAAAGGAAAACGTGTAGCAATTATAAATTCATTTGCTAAAACATGTGAAGAACAAACATATATGCCAAACGCAATATGGGGCGACGATTATGAATCATTACTACCTAAATCTACGAAATGGATTCCTATTCAAACATATTATTCTCCAGCTCTTGCATTAAATAATACAGAAGCCCAATGGCCTTCTTATATATATAGCTGGAAAGATGCTGTAGATGATGTTGTAAATAGAGCATTGGTTGAAGATATAGATGTAGCAATTATCGGTTGTGGTGGAATAGGTATGATTATTGGCTCTAGATTAAAAGAGCATGGAATACAATGTATTGTTATGGGAGGTGCTACACAACTGTTATTTGGTATTCGAGGAAAACGTTGGGAAAATCATGAAGTCATTAGTAAGTTTTTTAATGATGCGTGGGTGTATCCGCCAAATAGTTGTAAGCCTGATGGTTATAAAACTATAGAAGGAGGTTGTTATTGGTAGCGTAGCGGAACCTTTAAGGTAGCGAAGCGTAAGCTTTAGCGTAGCGTAGCGGAACCTTTAGCGTAGCTTAGCAATATAAAGATATAATACTTAATTATAATAAAATGGCTGGAGCATTTAAACTTCAATACGCAAGTAATTTTTTTCTGAATTTACAAAAAACAAAGCAATTTGACAAAATGCTAAAACCAAAATGTAATAATCTTGCGCTCCTTGGTAATATTTGCTCTCTTGATACTGAAAAGTCTATTTGCACTTATAAGGATTTTTTAAAATATACTTCTTATAATTGGGAACAAATTTATTTAGTTCCTGGTCCTTATGAATATTGCTCTGTAAAACCAAAAGATTTTACAATTTGTATAGAAGAATTATACAAACTAAAAGAATCTTTTGATAATGTTACAATTCTAAATAATTCTCACGCAGTAATTCCAAATACTGATATACAGCTTATTGGAGCAACTTTATGGGCAAGAAAGCCATATTTAAAACATCAATGTATGTTTGAGTATAATTATATTTGGCTTCAAAAGCATAGTGGATTGGCGAATATAATGGGTGAAGATATTGTTAGTTGGCATTTAGATGATCTTGATTATATTCATGATACACTAAAAGCGGGCTACCGTTCTATTGTCTTGACTCATCATTTACCTCATAATATATTACATAACGATATTGAACGAATGCGAATGGATTCTTCTAATTTAGAAAAAATGCTTCACAAACCTATTGAAATTTGGCTAGGAGGAGCGGGCAATATATCTGTAACAGGTTGTTTAGGATACTCCAGTGATGTGTTTTGTGGAACAAATCCTTACACAAATTTTAATTCTGCTATAAATGCTTATAGTATTTCTTATAATCCGAAAGCATATGCGAGTTTGAGAACAAATTTTGTAGAATTGGTATAATAGATGCGCATCCAGTATGCGAGCGATTTACATTTAGAATTATGGACGAAAGTTACATTTGATGAAACATTAGAGCCTGTTGCTCCTTATCTAGTGCTTTGTGGTGATGTATCAAAATTAGATGCACCAAATCTACGACAATTTCTTGAATATTGCTCCGAGCGATGGAAAATAATCTTTTGGATTCCTGGCAATGAAGAGATTTGGTCCTACAGTAATTTAGAAGATTATAGTCTTCAAAAAATGAGAGAAATTAGCAGTCCTTATAGAAATATTAAAATACTTTATAAAGATACTTATTTGTTAGAAGAAGACAATGAGAAACTTCTATTAGTCGGATTATCATTATGGCATAAGCCAAGAAATGATGTTATGCTTCATTATCATAATAATATTTTTATAAAACCTATTCCTACAATATGTAATCCACAAATATTTAGAAAAGCACATGAAGAAAATGTAAAATTTTTAAATTATGTAGTAACAAATGCTAAAGTACCTTTACTAATATGCTCTTATTATCCTCCTTTCACATGGTTATATGAAGAAGATTGGATACAAGAGCCAAAATCAGCATTAATTGACAGAGAACTAGAAAAACTTATTACATATCCTATTATCACATGGATAATAGGTCATAATCATTTACCAGTAGAATATATTAGACGTTATTATACGCCAATAGGTTATCAAGGCTCCGTATTATTCGTAAGTAACCCACGAGGAAAGCCGAAAAGTGAATATTATTATAGACGTGAAGCTGTTGTTCGCTTAGCTCCAAATATACTAGAAGGATTTGAAACACAAGAAAAAGAAGAAGTTCCTATCTGGGTGACGAAGAATCATTTAACAACTTAGGAATAATATCTCGTTCATAACTATCTTGAAATCCTTGAATTGCTTTTTCAAAATTAGCATAAGGACGAAAAGCAATTGGACGTTTTCTTTTGATAAAAGATATGGCATTATCTTTTTTCATATTATAGTTTGCAATAAGATACATTGCTACAACTGTAGCAGAGCGCTGCATTCCAGCATAACAATGAACTAAGACGCTACCATGCTTAAGTTCTTTTGTTAATTTATATACAATTTCATAAGACCATAGTTCCATATTACGAATTTCTTCACGTTCTAAATTATCATCCACAGGAACTCTGTATTTTCTTTTAGCTATAGAACTAAATGGTAAATCTTTTGTACAATTAAATACACACTGTATATTATTATTTTTTAAAAACGTTTCATCAGTTGATGCTGCTTTATTTCCTAACCAAAGTCCGGGTAGGATTAAATCAGCATCATTCTTTGAATCCATTTAACTATAATAGTATAAAAAAATTGATTACAAATATTCACGAAAATTAATTAGCAAAATGCTTTTCACAAGACACTTCTATAGAACTGATGAAGTAAAAGCAGCCCTTCAATTGTGTATATCTAAAAGGCGTAGTGAAGAAGCACTCTTTTGGGCTCTTGAGTTACTTGAAAGTGAAGAGTTTAAGGTTCTCAAAGATGCGTTATTCAATACATGGTTCCATTGTATTGGTTTAGCAAATATCAATATTCTTACAAATATCTTGGAGCTGACTGAAGATGAGAATACAGTATTTACATTAGTATATTCTCTTTGTTATACAAAACGTGATTGTACTTTGGCTGTAATGTTTCTATATGGCTTAACAAATACTAAATACACAAACAGAAATATTGTATTTAATCTTCCAGATGACCTTAAACAAGATGATGCGCACATTGATACATATATTCGAGCATGTGCGCTTGGTAAATATCTTGATGCATGGACCCTAAGTATTGTATTGTGGAAAAAAAATATTCATGAATTTAATAAACGACTTTTACAACACAAATATAAGAATAATATAATTTACACAGCATACACTCAATTACAAGAAGCAAATTTTATTAATAAATGGTACCTTAGGTGTAGTATGGTTGGAATTCTATGCTTTGCTGAGAAACACTACAGTGAGCCTATTAATTATTTAAAGTCTTACACATCATGTCTTGGAGAAATTCAAGTATGGAAAAGTCTTATTACAAAGCGTAAGCGACGTATATTTGAAATTCCAAAAGATTGTTTATATGGAAGAACATATCGTGGTACAATGACATATTTTCAGAATAATGATGAAGAACTACATGAACCTCCATATATATTACAAAATCAATCAATATATCATTCTATAATCGAACAGTATGGTTCTTATGAAAGCTTTTATAATGAAGAACATTATGATATGTTTATGGATTGGTATTTTCCAGATGATATCCCGGATGAATGGTCTCTTGAAGATAGAAAGAAAAGTCACGGTATTGGAGTAAATCAAAAAGAAGATACTCCAAACATGCGTAAATATTTTAATCGATGGGTAGATTTAAAAAGTGATTGTAAGATTTGGAATAAAGAAATTATTGTAAATAAATCTTTACAAGATATGCATAATTATTTTAATAATTATTATATCGAAGATGAACTATTTGAAAAATATGATCTAAAAAATGAGGAAATTAAAATAGCTAAAAATGCTTGGAATTTGAGTAGTTTGAAATTGGTTTTATCTGCGTTAGAGTAGATGAACCCATTTAACAAACCGCTAAATATTATTGTCCCTATGCTTCTTTTTATTCTTTTAACTCCCGGTCTGTTAGTTACTTTACCCAATAAGGGTGATAAGGTTACTGTAGCTGTTGTACACACTGTTATTTTTGGTGCTATTTATACACTTTTAAGAACAGTATTTGCTAATTACTACTAGTTTCTTCAACAACCTCAATAATATTATGTGTTAAGGGATTATAAAATCCAATGATATTGAATTCACTATTATACACTTTGTTATTCTTATCCCGATAATATTTTATATTATCAAAGCAAAGAATATATAACACTTCATTCATTTGTACTTCTTCTTTTAAAAGATGTTTTGTTAAATGTTTTACACAAAACTCTTTTTTATAAACTATTGGCTCTTCACATGGAATGTAAATATTCTCATGTTTTTCATATGATTTACACCTATACTCATAAATATCATCTTTTTCTGCTTCATCAAGAATAAATACAGATACTTTATCTTTTTTAATTTCTTGTAAAAGAAGTTTTTCATTTACATCTAAGGTTTTAGCAATATCAATTACAAGTTTACGAATCTGAGCTTCTAGTACATCTTCAATTGCTTCATAAATTAATCTTGGTAGCGCAATAGTTTGTTTATCCATTTGTTGTATTTTGTTTTGTGTGTATATTAAATCAATTTTTTATGAAATAAAAAATAAGTAATGGCCGATCCAAAAGAATGGGGTCCAACACTTTGGAAAATACTACACATTGTATCCGAACAATTGGGTAAAAATACGAATCTAGTTATACAAAATGATGAGATGACATATTTTAAAGCATTTCAGAGAAAAGTATATTTTATATTACCATGTAAAATATGTAGAGAACATTATAAAGAAGAAATGAAAAATATAAAAGATATTCAATATACTAATTTTAAAATATATGGTAAAACATTTTATTTAAATATACATAATAATGTAAATAAAAGAAATTCTACTAAACTTTATACTTTTGAAGACTTAGATATATATAAAGATTATAAGAAAGAAGATTTAGATAATATTGTTAGAGAATTTGCCACATTATATCGTAAATATACAAATTTACACTATATTGCTTATGATGAATTAAATAATTTTACTAGATTATTAATTGTCTTAAGAAGATGTATTAATTTTTAGTACCACATACTAATGGCGCAGATACTTTATCTGGTACAAAAGATGATGATATTCCAAGAATATCAGCAGTTCTTGCGCCACATACTTCTGCTAATTTATACGTGCCAAATCCTAAAGCACCAAAAGAAAGTGTTGTAAATAATATTCCTAAAGAAGAATCACAGCCTGTTACATTATATCTCGCAAATACTATAATTATGTATAATGTAGTAATAGTTGCCATAATCATTGCGCTACGATATTTACGATTTTCATATTCTATTGATGAGTCGTTCGATTCTTTTTCTTTTGTATATACATAATAAGCATTTGTGAATAAGAAAGTAAAAAAGAATGCTACATGGGCAAGATATGCGCTTGGAACTCTTGATACAGGCTCAGCGCTACCAGGGAGTATAGCGCAATTATCTTTTCCAAGAAGTGGTGAGTTATTTACAAAAAAACTTTTAACAAAATTAATTATAAGAATACCAAAATTCCACAATCCTGTAAAAGGTAATTTTAATAATGATATAATTTTCATAAAAATAGTTCCTTTAAAAAAATCTGGATAATATATATTAACTAGTAAACCCATAAGTATGAGTATCAATGGAATAGAAATTATACCAAAAATTGTAAACCCATCTAATGTTTTATCATCCGTGTTATCATCCATTTTTCCTTAATAAGCCGGTAGATTATAAATTACAAATGTTTAACTCCATAATATATAGCATAAATACTTCCTCCAAGTAAAGCAATCGCAGATAGACTAGCAATAATACTAGTTGTATATTCACTCATAAAAATAATATCACCTAATATGATTCCAATAGGTACGAACCCTAATTGACCTAGTAATAATACAGCATATCCACGATTCGCTAGAGCTAATGTCATAATAATTTCATATAATACTATTACAAATGGAAGACTTGTAAAAAAATATAATATATTTTTTCTTAAATTATCTATAATATTCATCTATTTAGAACATATATAAATTGGTTTTCCATCAACTGTTTTATTTCTTAATAAAGGGATACCAACAAAATTAATACTGTCTTTACCAAACAGTAATACATTAATATTTACAATAATCATTGCGGTTATACTACCAAATAAAAGAGCAGAACTAGAAGAACCCATTGATTCACATCCATAAAATAATATATACATTAAATAAATAATTGCGATTACTATTAAACTTGTTATTGATATATAATACTGCTTCATAACTGATGTATCTAAAACCTCAAGTTCATCTTTAAGATTATATAATGATGTGGCTAAATATGAACAAGCAAAACTCACAATAAACATACCATAAGAAGGCGCATTTGCCGAAGAACTTATGAATAGTTGCTCAAATGTATGTTTGAATAATTTAGACTTACATACTTCTTTAGAAATAGAACCTCCATATATCAATTTAGTTGCTATTTGTAAGCCATATAAAACAAATAAACTAATAATTATTGATATGAAAAAAATACTATGAGCTGCTGATACAGTTGTCAATCCCATTAAAAATGAACCAAATAATATACCATCTGGCAATAAATTTAAACCTTCTAACACATAGTCAGACATCTTCCTATAATGCTTTAAGGAATGGTTTTATAGTAAAATAGGAAGTATGGGTATCCCATCGTATTATAGATTTCTTTATCAAAGAAATAAAAAGATTATTAAAACTGTCTATGTCAAAAAGAATACTACACTATTATGTTTAGATTTCAATTGTATTGTTTATTATTGTTTAAGTAAAATGGCTCCTTATACTGACGATATATCCTATGAATCAGAGCTTATTAAAGAAGTATGTAAATATGTTGAGCTTATTTGGAGAGCGGCTGAAAAGCCTGATGAAGTATTCATTGCCGTAGATGGAGTTGTTCCTATGGCAAAAATGAAACAGCAACGTTTGCGCCGTTTTAAAAGTATATTTATGGAGCCATATGAATTAGAATATGGCGCTAAGATTCCAGGGCAAAAGTCTTGGGATAAAAATTCTATTACGCCAGGAACATTCTTTATGAAGAAATTAGATAACGCATTAAACGAGTTGTGTAAATCTCATAGTGGCTGGACTTGTAGTGGTTATGCAAATCCTGGTGAAGGAGAACATAAAGTTATGAAATTTATCCGTGAATATTCTACAACAGACAATACTGTACTTGTGTATGGTCTTGATGCTGATTTAATTCTTCTAAGTATGAAAAACTCATTTAACCAAAATGTATTTTTAATGCGAGAAGAAATGGAATTTAATTCTGTAGTGAAAGATATTTATGAAAAAGAACAATTCCTATATTTATGTATTGATAGTTTGAAAAAAGAATTATTTATTAAATCTGAAGAAAAATACATTGAAGATTATATTATGATGATGAGTTTGTTAGGAAACGATTTTGTACCGCATTCTATATCATTAACAATTAAAGATGGTGGATATGTCGTTTTATTTAATTTATTAAAAGAATTTCATAAGAAAAATAAATTTTTAGTAGATTCTGGAAAAATTCAATATAATATTCTAAAAGAATTCATTGGAAATTTTATGCAAAATGAAGAATCACTCATAGAACATATGTGTAAAAAGAAAAAACATTATCACACTTTTAATGGAAAATCTGATTATGAACTTAAAATGGCACCGGCATACGCACTACCTGCTAAATGGAATGTAGAATCTAGCATTTATAATGGTACCATGATACAAGGCTGGGAAGAAATATATTACAGTAAATTTTTACACAATGATAAAGATAGAATCATTAAAGAATATTTAAAAGGGCTACAATGGATTCTTGATTATTATAATGGAAGACCTATTGAATTTGATTGGTATTACCCATTTATGTATGTGCCTTTATGGAAAGATATTTATAATTATATGAATACGAATGTTATAAATACATTTATATATACATTTGCTGAGCCGATTGAACCAGAGCAACAGTTAGCAATTGTATTACCACCGCATAGTTATAATCTTATTCAAAATCCTAAATACAAGAAGTTTCTTGAAAGATTTCCTCAATTTTATCCAACCAAATTCAAAGTCCATAGTCTTGGAAAAAAATGGATATATGAATGCGAATCAGATATTCCTATATTTTCATCAGAGTTTTTACGTAGAGTTATCTAGATTACCTGAATATAATACCATATTTCCTATATTTGCTGTTACATGAAGAAGAATGTGAAAGTAAGTTGATTTCCAAGAATCACCTTTATAATAATAATAAATACCAATTGGATATGATAATAATCCTATATAAACTATAGCATAATATAGCATTGCATTATCTGTATTATATACCATATAATGTTGGTATGAAACAGCTGTTTTTACCACAATCATATCTAGATATCGTCTATAAGAATAATCAGGCTTTCTCCAATAATTTATAGATGATAAAAATACACTAGCTGGAACCATGACAAGATGATAATGCCCTCTATATAAAGCATATAAA